GGTTATTGCAGATTAGCAGCTATTGGTGAAGGTCTAGTGAAGGGTAGAAAATAATGGCGAGACAGTCTAATGCAGACAAACTCTCTACATATAGAAAGAGAGTAAGTGCTTCCAGAAAATGGAGGCAAAATGAACAATATGACAATCTCTGGCAGAGAATGGTTAATCTCTATCGTGGTCGTCATTATCGTGGCAACATTCCAGGTGATAGATTATTAGTTAATATTTGTTTTTCAACTATTAACACATTAGCACCAGCTGTTTCTATTGGCCGTCCAAAAATCAATGTTAATGCTCGCAGACCAGAAGATGGTGATAAAGCTGTAGTTACTGAAGCTATCATTAACTATTGGTGGCAGCATTACGAATGCCAGCCAGAGTTCCAGCGTGCAGTTAAAGATTATTTAATCCTTGGTCATGGTTGGGTTAAGACTGGCTATAGATTTGTTGAAGAAGCAAAACTTGATAAGATTGAATCAACAGCAGATGAAGCTGCAGAAGTTGGTATGTCTGGTGAGATTGAAGCTGAAACAGTTATTCGTGAAGACCGTCCATTCTTAGAGCGCATTGACCCATTTGATATGTTCGTTGACCCTAATGCAACTTGCATGCAAGATATGCGTTGGATTGCGCAAAGAATTCGTAGACCAATTAAAGATGTACAAAATGACCAAAGATATGATGCTTCTGCTCGTAAAGAAGTAAGTCCATCTTCAGTTACAAATACTGGAAATCCGCTAGATAAAAACCCAGCATTTACAAGTTATTCAATAAATGATGCTGATGAAGCTTACTGTGATGTTTATGAATACTATGATATCAACGCTGGAACTATGTGTGTGTTCTCAGATTCTGGTGGAGAAAAGTTTTTAATTAAACCAACTGAAATTCCTTATGCATTTGGTCATCCATTCTTCATGCTTCGTAACTACGATATTCCTGGATTCTTCTATCCAACTGGAGAACTAGAAGCCATTGAACCATTGCAGTATGAATTAAACGAAACTCGTACACAGATGATGAACCACAGAAAGCGTTATTCACGTAAGTGGTTGTTTACTGAATCTGCATTTGATGACTTTGGTCGTCAGGCTTTGGCATCTGATGATGACAATGTTATTGTTCCTGTTAAAGGAAATGAAAATCTTAATAATGTTGTTGTGCCAATGCCAGCACTTATTAACCCACCAGAGTTCTACAATCAGTCTGCTTTAATTACAAGTGACATTGACAGAGTATCTGGCGTATCAGAATACCAGCGTGGTGCAATTCCTGAGACAACTCGTACTGCCCGTGAAGCTGCAATTATTGCTGAAGCCGGCAATGCAAGAGTTGCTGAAAAACTAGTTAGTATAGAAAATGCTATAGCTAGATGTGCAGGTAATCTAATAATGCTTGCTCAGCAATACTTAACAGGAGAACAGACTATTCGTATAGTTGGCTCAGAAGCTGCTCCAGTATGGTTAACATTTGACAAAGATTATATCTCAGGTGAGTTTGACTTTACTGTTGAGGCTGGTTCTACAGCTCCACGCAACGAAGCTTTCCGTAGAGATATGGCTCTCCAGATGGTCTCGGCAATGCAGCCATTTGCTCAAGCTGGACTTGTCAATCTAGCCAAACTTGCCGAGTATGTTCTTGGCACTGGATTTGGCGTTAAGAATCCAGAAGCATTCCTGACAACAGCTCCACCACAGGCTATGGAAGCTCAAGGCGGAGTACCAATGGGTGGACCTACTCCACAGCAAGGTCCTCCTCCACCATTGCCACCAGAAATTATGGCCCAGATGATGCAGCAAGAGGGACCAGCTCCTGAATTACCACCAGGTATTCAAGGTCCAGCCCCACAAGTACCTATGGCTGCAGAAGAACAAGCTGGAATTCCTGAAGAATTACTTTTAATAATTCAAGGATTAGAAAGCGGAGACATACTTCCAGAGCAACTTCCGCCTGGAATTATGGAGCAAATAATGGCAGTTTTAGAATCCGGCCAATAAAAATAAACAATCTATGTAATAAAGTTTATATATCTATAGGAACAACCTAACGAAGGAAGAGGACTCCAATGAGTGAAAACAACATTGAAATTAATGCTAACGATACTGATTTAGAGAACCCCGTAGAAGACGGACAAGTTGAAGAATCAATTCAGGTAGCAGAAGCCCCAGCAGAAGAAGAAATAGACTTTTTCGATTATACACAGTTTGCTGATAATAGAGTTAAACTGCAAGTAGATGGAGAAGAAGTAGTAGTTCCATTGGCAGAGGCAATCGCTGGATACCAGCGTCAAGCGGATTATACACGCAAGACACAGGAACTCAGCGAACAAAGAAAGCAGGCTCAGTTCGGTGTAGCCCTACAGCAAGCGCTAGAGGACGACCCCGTAGGAACCCTGCAGATGCTGCAACAGCACTATGGTATGGCTAGTGAACCTCAAGAAGAGGATATCTGGATGGACCCAGCCGAGCAGCAAATTCGACAGTTAGAACAGAGAATTGCAACTTTTGAACAACAGAAGGCAATGGAAGACCTCCAGAGAACTATCGATTCTTTACAAACTAAATATGGAGATGATTTCGACCCAGAAGAAGTCGTAGCCAAAGCATATGCAACAGGACAAGACGATTTAGAAGCAGTTTTTAAACAGATTGCTTTTGATAAAGTTTTCTCTGAAGCGCAAAGCACTAAGAAAAAACTAGCAGAGGAATCAGCTAGAACTCAGGCTAAGCGTGAAGCTGCAATTGTTTCGGGCGGTTCTACTGCTAAGACAACTCCTATTAAGTCTGAAGCACCTAAATCAGTATTTGATGCCTATGAGCAAGCTAAAAAAACTTTAGGCATCAGCTAAACATTTAATTCAATTAAGGAGAACCCAAAATGGTAGCACCAAACGCAGCGTCATTTGATTATAATGACCTTTTTTCAACCACACTTCAAAACTATCAGCCAACTCTCGTTGACAACATCTTTAAGGACCTAGTCCTTTTGAACCACCTCAATGAGCGTGGTCGTGTTCGCGTAGAAGAGGGCGGTAGCCAAATCGTAGAACCATTGATGTACGCAAAGAACACCACTGCTGGTTCATACTCTGGCTATGACACAATCAGCCTTACCCCACAGGATGGCATCTCAGCTGCAACCTACGACTGGAAGCAGATTGCTGCTTCTATCGCAATCAGCGGTATCGAAGAAGCTCAGAACCGTGGCACCGAAGCAATCATCAAGTTGCTCAACGCAAAAATCATGCAGGCTGAAATGTCCATCAAGGACAAGCTCAACACCATGCTTTATGACAATGGTAACGGCAACGCTGGCAAGGACTTCAATGGCCTTGGTAACATCGTTGGTACCGAGCAGAACACCGTTGGTAACATCAGCTCTTCAGCAGAAGCTTGGTGGAGACCATACATCCCAGTAGCAGTTGGTTCAGCTGCAACTCTTGACGATGTTGACATGGCTAACGTCTACAACAACGTTTCAAAAGGTAGCGATGTTCCTGACCTTATCATAACCAGCGAAGCATTGTTCAGCAAGTACGAGTCACTCTTGACACCAAACGTTCGTTACCAGGACGTAGCTAAGGCTAATGCTGGTTTCCAGAACCTCATGTTCAAGCAGACACCAGTCGTATTTGACCTTAACTTGCTTGACCCAAACGGTAGCACACCTAACGGAACTGGTGACCCAATGTACTTCCTCAATACCAAGTACCTCAAACTTACTGGTATGAACGGACACTGGTTCAACACCACCGATTTCCAACAGGGTACCATCTCGGGTGTTGACGCTCGTTATGCACTCGTCATGGCCTACGGTCAGCTTACCTGCTCCAACCGTGCACGCCAAGGCACATTGTTTGCAAACGCCTGATAATTAAAATCAGATAGCACAAGTTTAGTCGGTGCTGGAAGTTTAAAAGCTGTCGTCCTTCGGGCAGCACTTCCAGTACCGGCTAATTTGCTATTTAGGGTAATAACTTTTAGGTAACAACTCGTACATATATATGAAGAATTGATTTTTTGAAGGATTTAAAATATGAACAACATTCAACCAGCACACATTGGAAAAGGGCTAGCCGGTGTCGAAAGATATGGCTCAGTTCATGATAGAAATGTAGAAGCTAAAATGCCTTCGTTTATAGGAAGACCAAACACAGAATTAGCTCCTCCTAGTGGAAATCCTTATCTTGGCAAATATCAAAGTTGTTTAGTTGTTAGAGCTGATGGTGCACAGTGCAAGGGGCCAAAAGCTAAAGGAACAGATTTTTGTATAGGGCACTTGCGTTCGATGGAAAAAGCGCAAAAAGAACAAGAAGAAAAGCCATCCGAATAGATTGGATTTAAAGAATGAGCAATCCCACTACTGGTATCAATACATATTATTTAATTCAATATCTAGAAGATATATCTGAATTAGAGATTGGTACTGGCGACCAAGACGATATTAGTCAGACTCTAGTATTACAATTCATTAAAGAAGGCTATCAAAGAATAGTTTCACTTTATGACCGTTGGCCATGGTTCCAAGCGGTTTATAGTTTTGATACAGTTGTAAATCAACGTGGATATAGCTCAGGTTTTACTTTAGAGAATACTACTTCTACTGCAGTAACAACTCCCGCATCTGGAAAATCTTTTTCTGATATTGCTCAAGTTATTAATCTTGTTAATAACACTAACTCAGGCAATGAACTAATTTATATTGACCAGTTTAAGGCCGAGCAGATTTGGGTAGGAACAAACGATACAGCTGATATTCCAGCCTATTGGTCTTTATGGGCTGGTCAAATTAACTTGTGGCCTAAGCCAAATGATGTTTATGACATCACAATGCGTGGTTATCGTGTTCCAAGTTTAACTTGGCTTGATAACTTAGGTTCAAGCTCAACCGATTATGTAGACCTTGATACAGAATTCCACATGATGCTTGTTAACTTTGTTATGATGCGTATCTTCCAATATCAGGAAGACCCAGAAATGGCTGCTGTTTATCAACGTCATTTCCAAGAGGGTGTAGCAATCGCTCAACAAAATCTTTCTGCACCAAATGCTAATCAACCATTAATAATGAGCGGTGGTCTACAGCTTACTCCATATGGATACTGGTGGAATAATACTCCCGGTATAACTGTACTACCTGGCTCTCCTTATCCTTTAGGTAAACTATGGTAGCAATTAATTTTCAACTAGTTTCAGATTTTACTGGTGGAATTAATTTTCGTGCTGACCAATTTCAGTTAGCACCAAATGAATCACCCAGCTTACTTAACGTAGACATTGACCCTCGTGGTGGTGTCTTTTCTCGTGCTGGGTATCAAACAAAACATAATAACCCAATATCTTTTTCTGGTGTTTGGAAGCCAAAAGGACTTTATGATTTTCGTGGCGCATCACCAACAATAATTTTAACAACTGGTTATGAAACAACTGGTTCAGTTAATGGTAGAGTATATAAATCTAATGGTGGAGATTTTTCAACAATTGATTCTGGACCAGCTACTCCTTTAGATGTTAAATCTACCAATGGTGCAGGCCTAACTACTTGGGAGCAAACTCTTTATATAGCACTTGGCGCTAATGCTTCATTAATGTTTAAATGGGATACCGCATCAACTTATGCAACATCTTTAACTGCATCTGGTCCAACATGGCAACCTTATGCTCAGCCAGTTGGTGGATACATGCCAAGAGCAGAACTTTGTGTTGCTCATGCAAACAAAATGTTTGTTGCCAATACTTATGAAAACGGTACTGCTTACCCA